TCTTGCATGGGGATGAATTGTCCCTTTTCTCCCGCATCCTTAACTTTTGCCTTCGATAACGTTTGTTCATCCTCAAAGAGGCTGAGACTGTTTCTAAGTTTTTCCAAATCTCTTTCACCTTTCTGAAAATCCTGTTCCTCTTGGGCATCGAAACGGTAGAGTGCTGGGTCGAAATTGCTATTAGTAATGGAACGTAAGTTGTTTATCCTATTACTTTGATTTGCGGTTAATGATTCTAAATCAATTTCCCCGTCTATAAGTTTATTAGCAAGACGCATAGTTTCGTCTCTTATTGAACTCCTTTCGCCAGCTTCCCGTTTTTCTCCTGCTCGCTTTAAGTCATCAATAAGCTTTGAACTTTTAGTGTCCTGTTCAATCTTACCTAACTGAGCTTGATTTAATTGCCTTTGCATATTAGCAGTATCCCTAGCTTGCTCCTCTACGACATTAAGCTTCATGCGTGCAATTTGCCCAGACAATCCACGAAGGTCTGTCATGTTGGAGTCTCCCCGTCTGAACTTTTCAATAGCAGAAGAGTTTTTCTTATCAAATTCCTCATTGCCCGTCATCGTGAGTTGCTCACCATACTGCATGATGTCTTGTTCGATCTCTCCTGTCAGTTTTGCACGTTCTTGCTTATTCAGCCCATACTGCTTAATTGCGCCGGCAACTTCATTGCCCAGATTTGCATACATCGCACCTTGCGCACGCCCTGCCTCAATGATTGGCCGAGTATCGACCCGCGCAAGTGCTGATCCGTAGTTCCCTTTAAAGAATGGTTGTGCCATGATTATTTTCCTCCGATCTTCGAGTCCATCCATAGACGGATTCGTGCTTTTAGGCGTGGTTTATTCGAGATGAATTTCGCAAAGCGTTCACCGTACTTTATGTAGGTCGCACGAAACCAACTTGGTGATTCATTGAGCATCCATTCGCGGAACAACAACCATGCGGGATTGTGTACCCCATACACTTCGCGTGCTACCCAGCAGATTTTGATGTTTTCGTTACTTAATAAACCTCCAGCTAGTGAACCCACGCCTGAAAAGAGACCTGCGCGCTCCGCGCCTGCGCGTTGTTGTTGCGCGCCATACATATTAGCCGCATTAGTGGCTTGCGTCTGTATGTACCCCAGACCCGCCTCTGGATTTAGGTACTGAGGCGCGCTTTGTAGTCCATACCCTGCTTGTCCAAGTACCTGCCCGGCTTGTCCAACCGTTGAGCCACCTGACCGACCGAGAATTGCGGTGAATGGATCGAGGTTATTTCTTTGTTGCATGGCAAGCTCTTGCATACGCAACCCACCCTCCTGTCCGAGTACCGATTGAGCGAGTGCAAGGTTCTGCATTCTTCTTTGATTGTCCTCTGCAACCCTTGCCCCTGCCTCCTCGATTGCGGCGCTCTGGTCAAAGGTTCTACCCATCATCGTAGACCTAGCACGGGCAGCCTCTGCAATCTGACGCTCTTCACGCTCAGTAAGTCCGCTACGCAAGCCAAGTAGTGCTTCATTCGCTAGGGTCTCACGCAACCCTGCACCTGTAGGAGTTCCCGTCTGTGCGATCTGTGCGAGCATTGGATCAACTGGTGCGCTAGGTGACACTGCTGGGGCTGGGGTAGAAGTAACCCCTACCGGAGCAACTTGCCCTGCCGTGCCTGCTGGTCCGGTTGCGCCAACTGGTCCTGCTTCGCCTTCTGGGCCTGCACGCAAGTTTCGCATATCATTGAGGAATACGTCTTGCGGACCACCAACTTCGCCAACTGAGGTCATTATGTCCTCTTCGCGGAATTTATCCATTACATCCTTGTACCTAGACGATAACCTTTCTACGTCGGCTAAGTCGCGTTCACGTTGGCGTGATTGCTGGCTTGTACCAATATCCTCAGTTAGCGCTGAGAGACCTAAGAAGTTCCCCATATCGTCAAACCCTGCCGTCCTGTCTTCGCCAATTAACTGGCGGGTATCTCCAAGGAGGTCAACCATGCCAGTAGTTGTACGGACAGTCTCTCCTTCGCGTAGTGGTTCACCCGTGTTTGGGTTGGTAAATTGAAAACTAACTGCGTTTGCGTCCCCACCCGATTCATCAATCGTGCTTTGCATGGAACTCAGTTCGCTCATTGCAGACTGTAAAGCCTCGCTAGACTTCCTGTTCGCATCGTTAAAACCTTCGTTTGAACTTTGCCAAGAATTAAACTGTTTTGCAGTTGCTCCCGTTTGCGAGTCAATAATTACATAAGTCGGACCTTTGCCCGATTTACTCCTACCAGAATCTCCAAGCGTCTCACTACCCGGAATCGTTACCAATTGATACCGTCCACCCCCTGCACTCTCAGTTTGCCCTTGCTCATTGGTTACTGGTTCTGCACCAGGAATTGCAAACTTGGTAGGCATAGTTCTGCCATCTGCACCCCGTGGTACTTCAATAGTCTCGTAATGCAGTTGTCCGTACTCTTCAATGCTTTGCGCATTTCCTGCCGCTTTCTCAGCATTATGCTGGGCTAAAAGGTCTGGATTTTGTTGGACGTAACTCGCATAGTCAGGTGCTTCAACAACTTTGGATTCCGATCCCAACAAAGTCTGCCTAAGAACATCCGTGTCAGTCTGTGCGGTTTGCTTGCGGATACGTTCCTCTAGTGGAAGTAAGCTTTCTAAGCTTCCCACATCTGCAAAGTCACCTGTTCCTCGTAGGAAGTCAGCTTGCGCCTTTAAAGATTCTGAAAGACCTTCGCCATAAGACGGCTGGGCTGGATAATTTATATCTGGACTGCTCATTTCATTCTCCTCGTTACTTGATCAAACGTGTAAAACCTAACTGGTTGTTTTTTTGTATGCCTCATCCACCCCACGTATGGGAGAATGTATGGTATACGGCTAATAAATTCTGAAATACATCTCTCACCCACTGCGGTCCTCACGTACCATGCGTCTGGGTCATTGACGTTCCATTGTGCATCCGGGTTTCCCTGGTCTGTACGCACGGGTTTTGCAAGCAGTAAGCTATAGGGGGTCTTATGGACATATCCATGCGCCATGTAGACTGAGATGTCCTTGAACAAATCTGTTCCGAGCTTCTCGTAAAGCTTGAGCGATTGTGCCAAGATATTCATGTCGATATCGTTGCTCCCAACGCTACTACTTTCCATGCCGATCCGTCAGATACCGCAACCGTTGCCGCCCCTGAGTTTCCATCAGTCACGTATATCATCTGCCCTGCTGGGGATGCAGAGGGTACGCCACTAACTGCATAGCTTGGCAGGGTCATTATTGTACCACTTATTGTACCACCTGTCACGGCAATGGAATTGCTCGCCTGTGTGCCTAGTGTACCTACCCCTAGCGCTGACCTAGCATCACTTGCGTTCGCGCTTCCTGTCCCCCCGTTGGAGACCGCAATGGGGGTTGCGACTGAGACCGAAGGTGTACCTAGCTGATTTAGCGCGGCTGCGGTCACTTCCACGCCAGTTGCGAAAGTGAACCCCCTAGTAACTGATGCAGAGATAGCCATTATGCAATGTCCGTCCTAATGTTCAACCCGTCTGCAATTGCTTGCAAGCTGACGTGTCTAAAGCTTGGGCGGCCTGCTGTGACCGTAATCTCAACATTCGCACCATAGCCACGAATTCGTCCTGTACCAAAGCGTAAAAGTGTTTCCTCCGTAGAGTCTGCTGTGTGACTCAAGACGGTTTCAGAGTTGTCTGGGTCGATACTATTCACCTTGATTGTAAACGCATCGTTATCGACTGTCTTGATTCCTAGTTGCCCACGCCTCCAACGCTTGACGTTTTGATTGCCTAGCGTGAAGGACCGAGTTTTTAGTTTGCCTGCAATTGCAGTTGTGCCGGATTCAGACGCACTTCCAATCTTGCGTCCGCTGTCATCCGTTTGGTTCTCTTCCATCAAGTAGAATCCTGTTGGATTGCACGCGAAGAGTCTGCGCTTTGTAGGATTGCTCCCATGTGAGCAAATGACCCAATCATCGACTTGGAATGCTAGGCTGCCTGCCATTGCCGGGTAGCTATCTACGCTGATCCACGCGCTTGAGATGAGGTCGTATACAAATATTGTACTTGGTTTTGTTGATGAGCCTGTAGGAGCTGCAAGCCAATACTTATTGTCAAACACTACTCCGCACGCTAAGTGAGCATACTTATAGTTAACCTCATCAAACTGATTTTGTATCTGTTGCGTCATGGGCAGGGTCTCCCCCGTTACCTTGCTGATAGCTACTCCAAGCCCTTTTGCGGGGTCTGTACCAGGACTGAGGACGATCACTCCGTTATCCGACAAGAAGAAGGTTTGCGGGCCACTCTGTGCGATGGACTTGCGAGCTACGCAACCATGTTGGCGGGTGATTTCGTAGGTGTTAGCGGCAGAGGTGGTTGCCACATTATTTATCATGTGTATGGAGTTACGCTTTCTT